ATCCAGAAATGGAAGAACTGCCAACTGATAGCGTAAGAGGAGTAGATTTCAGAATAACTAAAACTTCAAAAGGTGGTTATGCTGACTATTCAACTTCTAAATGGTCAAGAAGAGAAAGAGCATTGGACGAGGCAGAGAGAGCCGCGATCGATACTCACGGATTGCACAATCTAAATGACTTCAGACCAAAAGAGCCAACCGAAGCAGAGGTAAAAATAATCAAAGAATTATTTGAACAATCTGTGGAAGGAGAGGCATATGATCTGGACAAATACGGGCAATACTTTAGACCAGCGGGTGTAAGTTACAATGCTAATCAGGTGCAGACACCAAAAGTAGAAACACCAGCACCAACCCAAGCAAAGGCTGAACCTGTGGTAGCAGAAGCGAAAGAAACAGCACCTGCTCCAGAAAGTAAACCCGAAACTGCTCCAGCAGGCGATAGTGCCAAAAGAGCAGAGGACATCTTGAAACTTATCAGATCAAGACAAGCAAAATAAACCCCTTAACTTACCAAGTGACTATATTGATTGACAGTATAGTCACAAGGTAGTAATATAACACTATGACAAAACCATTTGATATAACAAAATTTAGAAAAAACATTACAAAATCAATACAAGGTCTAGGAATTGGGTTCAGTGATCCCACAGACTGGATCTCAACAGGAAATTACGCACTCAACTACTTGATTTCTGGAGATTTCAACAAAGGTATACCTCTAGGAAAAGTTTCCGTACTTGCGGGAGAGTCAGGTGCTGGTAAGAGTTACATAGCATCAGGAAACATAATCAAGAACGCACAGGAACAAGGCATCTATGTAATCTTGATAGATTCTGAAAACGCACTAGATGAAACTTGGTTACAGGCATTGGGTGTTGACACAGATGAAAAAAAATTACTCAAATTAAGTCTATCCATGATCGACGACGTGGCCAAGACAGTTTCAGAATTTATGAAATCCTACAAAGAGGAAAATGCTGACAATAGAGAAGGTGCACCAAAAGTACTATTCGTAATAGATTCTCTAGGAATGTTGCTTACTCCTACAGATGTTGATCAGTTTGAGAAAGGTGAAATGAAGGGCGACTTGGGTAGAAAACCAAAGGCTCTTACAGCACTCGTAAGAAACTGTGTTAATATGTTTGGAAGTTGGAATGTTGGTTTGGTAGCAACCAACCATACCTACGCATCACAGGATATGTTTGATCCAGACGACAAGATATCAGGCGGTCAGGGATTCATTTACGCAAGTTCTATTGTGATAGCGATGAAAAAATTAAAACTAAAAGAAGACGAAAAAGGTAACAAGGTGACAGATGTTAGGGGTATAAGAGCGGCCTGTAAGGTCATGAAGACTCGTTATGCCAAACCATTCGAAAGTGTACAGGTAAAAATTCCATATGACACAGGAATGGATCCATATTCTGGCTTGATTGACTTGTTTGAGAAAAAAGGTTTACTAAAACAAACTGGTAATCGTCTCAAGTATGTTGATTCAAAAGGAAAAGAAATCATAGAGTTCCGAAAAAACTGGACTGGTGATAAATTAACTACAATTATGGAAGATTTTAACAACACAATCGACCATAATGCAGTTGAACCAGAACAGGAGACAGCAGAGGATGAACGAAATGACTCATGAGCAGATTGAAGAACTGTGGACCACAGTTTCTAACTATCTTCCGGATAGAGCCAAAATAGACTGTGCCGTTGATTTCGTTAAAACGCTTTTTGACCAAGGTGTTGAGGTAAGTGAATTAAAGGCCGCAGGAGAATACGACGATAAGTTAGAACAAGCAATAGAAACAGTTCTTGATGATGTTGAAGAAGAAGATTATGAGGAATAATGAGTTGGTATTCAGAAGTAAGTAAAGATATCTCAAAGATACCAGAATGCATACAGCATTTCAATAATGAACTTTTACAGGCAAAAAACGAAGTAAGAATTTTTGGCAATCTAGAAAAAGCGTCAGCATCTATGCCGGGAATTGTGGAGCAAAGATTCAACCAACTGCAGGAAATTGAAGCAATATTGGAATACCTAAATATTGAAAAAAGAAGATTGAGATCGTCAACATTCAAAAAATTTTTAGAAAACTATCAAAGAGCTCTATCAAGCCGTGACGTGGAAAAATATGTGGATGGTGAATCCGATGTTGTAGACATGGAAAAAATAGTAAATGAATTTGCTCTTGTTCGTAACAAATGGTTAGGTGTTCTAAAAGGTCTTGATCAAAAACAATGGCAACTTACCAATATTGTCAAACTAAGAGTGGCAGGTATGGAAGATGCCTCAATCAAATAGAATCATATTAACCGACGTAGATGGCGTCTTACTAGAATGGGAGAACCATTTTACGAAATGGATGTTACAAAAATCATATTTTGATGAACATGGTAACAGATACTTCCCCCATAAGTTAATACCAGATCAACAGAACAAATACGAAATGGCCGAAAGATTTGGCGTCACAAAAGATGAAATTAGAAAACATATACGAGAGTTCAACAGGAGTGCTTGGATGGGCACACAGAGGCCGATGCTTGAATCACAGACGTGGGTCAAACTGTTGGCCGCGGAAGGTTGGACATTCATACCAATAACGTCTCAGACTTCTGACATACCCGCCCAGCAACTGCGTAAGAGAAGACTAGGTGAATTATACGGAGACAAAGTTTTCACAAATTATCTTATATTAGGAACTGGAGCAGACAAAGACAGTGCATTAGCCGAATTCCATGGAACCGGACTGTATTGGGTCGAGGACAAGCCTCATAACGCTGTAGCCGGGCTCAAATACGGTTTAAAGCCTATATTAATCGACCATGCATACAATCGAGACTTTGAACATCCGGAGGTTTTACGAGTAAATAATTGGAAAGATATACATCAGATACTATCGGGAAAAAAATGAAAGTTTACGTTGGTTGGGACAGCAGAGAAGATATCGCTTACCAGGTCTGTGAACACAGCATCAAGCGGAGAGATCCCGGAGCAGAAGTAATTCCTTTGAAGCAAAAAGAAATGCGTGAGTCGGGTCTATATAGGCGTGACATAGATAAACTCGCATCGACTGAATTTACTTTCACAAGATTTTTCATACCATTTCTACAAGATTACAAAGGATGGGCAGTGTTCTGTGATTGCGATTTTGTTTGGAAAGTGCCGGCAAAAGAATTAGAAAAATATTGTGATGAATCAAAAGCCGTGGTTTGCGTACAACACGATTACACACCGCAAGAAGGAACCAAAATGGATGGACAAATACAGACAGTTTATCCTAGAAAAAATTGGAGTTCCATGGTATTATGGAATTGTGGTCATGAAAAAAACAAACTACTTACACCAGATCTTATTAACAAAGAATCGGGTGCCTTTTTACATAGATTCCAATGGTTAGAAGACAAAGACATAGGATCATTACCTCATCATTACAATTGGTTAGTAGGATGGTATAAAGAACCAAAAGACGGACAGCCTAAAATATTACATTACACAGAAGGCGGACCTTGGTTTGAGGGTTATAGAGATTGCGAGTACGCTGATGATTGGAAAAAAGAAGTAATAAATCTTTTTTCGGCATGATAACTGAAAAAATAAAAAATCACACTATTAAAGAAAGTATTGGAAATTTAAAATTTTTTATAATTAGAAATTTTGTTGAACTAAAAACCTACGACAAAATTTATGAATGTTTTAATAACACATCTCACAGACATTGGTCAGAAGTAAAAGAAAACAACAAATTTGTGCTGAAGGAACAATTTTGGCACCTTTCAGAAATAAATTCCGATTTTGAAGCAAACAAATGGACAGGCTATTGGTTTTTCAAACAACGTGGCGACAGAAGAGCAATCCAATATAAAGTGTTATCCCCGGATGGCGAATCAAATGCCTATCATTATCACGGAAATGTATTATTGCTCATATCCCCCAATCAACACAATATAAAAATGCAAGACGTGGAAATTTCTATGCCGGTGACACCTGTTTGTAAAATTGTTTTTGAAACCAACGAATCAAGAGCCCTTGATCGATTGTTTGAGTAGATCGACGTCAGTTTTGAGATACCTATCTCTTACCATGGACCAAACAAAATCATCTCGCTGATTTATATTAAGGTGTTTTCTAACGTTCACGGCGGTATCATCAAAAATTTTTGATGCTTTACATATTACTCCTGGAAGAAATATACACCTACCTATCTTTCTTGCTAATTTTTGAGTATAAGTGTCAACAAACCAATGCCAAAAAAACGGCGGTGCCAGCCATCCTAGGGTGTCAATCCATTTTCTGTGAACAAAAAAATGTGGTGCTCCAAGTGGTTCATCACCAACATAAACGTATTTAGATTTTTGTGAAACAAATTTTTCTTTTCCTTTTTTACCATCCCAAGGCACAACCATACATATCTTATCATCATGTAAATTGAACGTATTTTTAATTTCGGTGTCCCAATTTTCGGTTTTGAATTCAACATCATCGCCGGCCAGCATGACAATATGTCCAACTGATTTGTAAGCCATTTGATTCCAACTGTAAGCGGTGGACTGGTTTGGTCCTACAATATAATTCTTCTTATCTAATATCTTTTTGTATTCTTCTAACTTGGGATCGTCATCGTTCAGATAGAACAAAAATTCTATACTATTAGGATTTGATGACTTTTTTATTGCCGAATCAACGAACCGTTTGGCCAACTCGGGCCTGCCACGAGAAGGTAGACATAAAGATATATCTATATCAGTTTGTTTTTCCATGTGTCCGGGGTGTGCTCGTTTATAATTTCTAAGGGTAAATGATATTGGAATTTTTTAGTTCCTTTTAATCTAATATAGTCTGCTGTCTTTTTCACAGCCTGCCTCATATTTGTTGATGTTTTGTATCCCAACAACTCTCTCGCTTTGTCTGACGAACAGGTAGCCATTTTTACCTCTTGTGGTCTATCTTTGTGGTGTATAGCATCAAGATTTACTCCTGTCTCGTTAGCACAGGCTTCGGCTAATTCTTTGATTGTTACTGGTTCTTCGTCTGGTCCTATGTTGATAACTTGGCCGACTACATTATCTTGGAATGCCAAAGCATTGAGACAAAATAAACAATCGTCAATGTAACTGAAACATCTTTGCTGTTTTCCGTCACCATATATGATAGGTTGTTTTCCTTGTAACATTCTGTTCAACATGATAGACATCACATTTCTAAATGGATCATCGTACTTTTGCCTAGGACCAACAATGTTGTGTGGTACCGCAATCACATATTCAATGTCATGTGTTTCACACAGTATTCGTAAAACATCTTCTCCGGCTTTTTTTGCTATTCCATAAGGATCCTGAGGACGGCATTCATAATCTTCTTTGTAAGGTAGAATGTCGTGGTGTCCGTATCTTGCCATGCTAGAACAATAAACAATTCTCTTTACGTTGTTACGTACAGCGGCAGTTATAGTAGTAACTGATGCTTCAAATATATTTCTCGTTATCATTACTGGCGAAAAGACGGACAGTCCTTCGTGGGCAGTTGCGGCAGTGTGATATACAATGTCGCACCCTTTCATGGCTTTGGTCATATTTTCGAGGTCGCAACAATCCACTTGATGAAATTCAACATCCTGTGGAACATTATCAAAAGAACCACCTATCATGTTATCATTACCTGCTACAGTGTGGCCATTTGCTATCATTAGATCGGCAAGATGAGATCCTAAAAATCCAGCGACTCCAGTTATGAATATTTTCATCTTAGATATTTAAACACTTAAACTTGGTAAAAAACTTTATCTGGCCAGTGATCTATCAAAACTCTAAAATTATGATCTTGTAAGAATTTTTCAACATCTTTGTTACTTGATCCATATTTTTTTGTATTGTTGTTCAGTTCTATCATGATGTACTTAATATTGGATAGTGTGTTTTTACATCCTTCCAAAACTTTCATTTCATATCCTTCCACATCAATTTTCAATAGATCGATACTGTCAAAAGCAAAAGAATCTAATGTTTTTACTTCGATCTTACCAGACTCTTCTAATATCCTTTTTGCCTGAGTAAAATTGTCTTGCGACAATGAAATTTTTTTCGGGGTATCACCAACGCAGGACTGATGTAATTCTACGTTAGAAAGATTAAATGTATTTTTTTCTAAACATTTAAAATGGAGTTTGTCTGGTTCGAACGCAATGATTTTTTTGGAAAAGGGTGCTAAACTCCTTGTCCACGTTCCACACCATGCACCTATGTCGACTACTAATTTAAATTTTTTAT